TCGGTCAGCTCGTCGCGCACCTTGAGCGGCTTGTCGGTGGCGAAACCGAAGTCGGGCAGTTCGATGTGCACGATGGACTGGTGCGTGTTGTGGCCGTCGAGGTTCACCACCACGATCACCGTATCCGGCTTGCCGGTACCGGTAAGCTCGGCCGGGGTCTGGCGCAGGAACGCCACCACGCCCGCATCGTCGCTCGGCAGGACGTGCAGGTTGTGGTAGCTGCGGCATGCCGGATGCTCGGAACGGATTTTGTTGAGCGAGGTGAGCAGCTCGGAGATGCCGTACTTGTCGGCCTCGTCCCAATCGCGCACCTTGACTTCGTACTTCTCGTTGTCGATCTGCTCTTCGAAGCCCGGACGCTGCTTGTTCTCGATCAGCTCATAGCCGTTGTAGATGCCCCAGCTCGGAGAGCCCATCGCGGCGAGCACCGCGCGCACCGCGTGACCGGCGATACCGTTGTCGCGCAGGTAGGCGGTCATGATGTCCGGCGTGGACGGCCAGAAGGTGTTGTGCTGGTAGAAACCACCGTCGCCGTTGGTCTCCTCCAAGTACTCCTCAAGCTCTTCCTTGGTATTGCGCCACGGGAAGTAGCAGTGCGACTGCGTGAAGCCGGCATAGCTCAGCGCGCGCATCATGCCCGGACGGGTGAACGCCTCGGCCAGGAACAGCGTCTCCGGATGCTTCTTCGTCACGGCGGCGATCACGTCCTGCCAGAAACGCACCGGCTTGGTATGCGGGTTGTCCACGCGGAAGATCGTCACGCCGGCCTTGATCCACAGGTCCATGATGCGTTCGGTTTCCGCTTCGATGCCTTCCATGTCGGCGTTGAAATCGATCGGATAGATGTCCTGGTACTTCTTCGGCGGATTCTCGGCGAATGCGATCGTTCCGTCCGGCTTGGTGCGGAACCAGTTCGGATGCTGCTTGACCCACGGGTGGTCAGGCGAGCACTGCAGCGCGAAGTCGAGTGCCACTTCCAGCCCCAGCTCATGCGCGTGCGCGCAGAACGCCTTGAAATCGTCCATGGTGCCGAGCAGCGGGTCGACGGTGTCGTGGCCGCCCAGCTCGGAGCCGATGCCGAACGGGGAGCCCGGATCGTGCGGTCCGGCAATCAGCGTGTTGTTGCGGCCCTTGCGGTTGGTCACGCCAATCGGGAAGATCGGCGGCAGGTACACGATGTCGAAGCCTTCGGCCTTCGCGCGGTCGAGGCCGGACAGCGCCGTCTTCAGCGTGCCCTGCACGATCTTGCCGTCGGCGTCGAAATACGCGCCTTCGGAACGCGGGAAGAACTGGTACCATGCGGCGAAGCTCGACTTCGGACGCTCCACGCGGAAGCGCTGCGGATTCGACGCGCTCAGGCCGTCGCGCAGCGGATTGGTTTCATGCAGGCTTGCGATTGCGTCGGTGGTCGCTGCGGCAAGACGCGCGGTCGCGTCGAGCGACTTGTCGGCAACGGTCTTCGCGGCTTCGCGCAGCGTCTTCTTGTCATCGGCGGTCAGCTTGGAATCGCGTGCGCCAGCCCAACGTTCCAGCAGCTGCGCGCCGGATTCCAGCGCGTTCTCCACATCGTCGCCGACCTCGACCTTGATTTGCGCGTCGTGCAGCCAGGAAGCGTACGTATCTTCCCAGCCTTCGACCACGATGTGCCATTCGCCGAGCTGCTTCTTGACGTCGGCATAGCCATCTTCCCACGGCTTCAGGTCGCTGTGGTCGCCGATCTTGACCATCGCTTCCCAGCGGTCCAGGCCGGGGTTGGTGCAGGTCATGGGGAAGCGGGCCTTCTCGGTGCCGCGCGTGTTGCGCACGGACACGGTGGCACCGGCCTTGGTGCGGCCTTCGATGAACACCTGCGCGGTGACCTTGAATGCCTCGCCAAGCTCCACGCGAGCCGGGTACAGGCCGTTTTCGGCGGACGGAGTGATGTCAAGAACGTTTACGCGGCCGAACTGTTCCGGGCTGGTGCGGTTGATGATAGGTGCTGGAGTTTCGCCGACGGTTCGCTTCGTTGCGGTTTTCGGCTTGGAAGTGCGCTTGGTGGTTGGTTTTTTGGTTGTCGTCTTTGCGGTTGATTTCGCGGCTGTCCTCGTTGTCTTTGTGGCCGCTGCCTTGGCTGTTGTCTTTGCTGTTGCCTTTGTGCGCGGTGTCGCGCTTGATGATGTTGCTTCATTCATATAGCCGATTATAGAGGTAGTTGTGTTCTTTTTGTGATTTCCCTTTTTCGTAACGATTACGGCGATGCGGCTACAAGTACTTTCTTCAAATACTTTTGGTAAAGCGTTTTAATACATGGTTTGCGATTATGTTCGATTATGAAGGCTGCGGCGGCATGACCATACGTTGTGTGTGCCGGTTGCGTTCGATATGTATGGGGACTTTATATAAAAGGAGCGAAACGTCCTGGGGAAAACAAAAAACCGGAAACCAAAAGGTTTCCGGTTTCAATTGGTAGCGGGGCATGGATTTGAACCTTGGACCTCTGGGGATACCAGAGGTCCAAGGTTCAAATCCATGGGGCTTCTGAGCTTATCCAAGCTCAGTTTAGCCGCGTGAAGATCAGGATGCCCATGATGGATCATGAGAAACAAGATCAGCGCACCGGTCCCATGGCGCAGAAGCATCGAAGGGTGGACTGACACCCTCAAGGCGGCCGGCCTATCAGCACAGACAATCAAAAGCCGTCGATACAAGATGGTCCATCTAGCGACACTGCTCATGCCATCAGGCCCCAAAGACGTGACCACGGAGCAGATCGTGCAGACGTTCGCACGGCAGCAATGGAAACCCGAGACGCGCAAAGCGTACAGGAACACCATATCGTCGTTTTTCCGATGGCTGCATAAAAGCGGCAGACGGTCGGATGATCCGAGTCTGGACGTGCCAAGGGTGAAGAAGCCGCACGCGCATCCCAGACCATGCCCGGACCGTTACATCGCTGCGGCAATGGAGATGGCCACAACGTCGGAAAGACTCATGATCCGGTTGGGCGCGGAGTGCGGACTGCGGCGTGGCGAGATCGCACGGGTCCACAGCGATGACGTGGTGGCCGATAGCGCCGGCCGGTCATTGATCGTGCGCGGCAAAGGCGACAAGCAGCGCATAGTGCCGTTGCCGGATGATCTGGCCTGCATCATCATGGACGCGCGAGGCTATCTTTTCCCTGGCCGGTTCGGAGGCCATGTCGAGGAATCCTATATCGGAGACCATGTCAGCCATTTGTTGCCGGACGGGTACGCCGCGCACACGTTGCGCCACCGGTTCGCCACCACGGCCTACGCCGCCACACACGACCTGTTCGTGGTCGCGGAACTTCTAGGCCATGAGTCGGTTGAGACCACGGAGCATTACGTGGCCATGCCCGACGGCCGTCTACGAGAGGCAACGGCGGCCGTCAGACTTGACGTTTAGGCCGCGTGGCGTGCCGAGAGCCGTGCTTTCTTGGTGCGAGCCTGCTTCGTCACGTCGTTGTCCTTCCAGTAGCACCAGATGGCGCTGCCGGCTGTCCATGCGAGGCTTACGAGCTGCGTGATGGTCGTGTCATCGATGTTGAGCACCGGATGGCTGAACATGGTCAGTGCCTGGTTGACAAGCGCAAGGAGCAGCACGAGGAATCTGGATATTGTGCCGCCGTCGATTCTCGGCGTCGTGGTCTCGGCGTCGTCATCGGTGGCGGCCTGTATCTGCGCGGAGACCGGCATCACGGTTACTTCCGTTGTGCTGGCCGTCGGGAGTCGGTTTTCAGTCGTGTCGGTCATTTCGTGGTTCCTTCCAGCTTGCTGATTTTTTCGGACAATTCGCTGATCTGCTGCTGCTGCGTCTCGATGGTCTTGGTGAGCTGTTTCAGCATTCCAGGGATCTCGAAGCAGATTGTGTTGTAGATGTTGCCGCCCGGTGCCGATCCCTTGTAGCTGTATTGCATGATGCTGTCTCTGATGCGTTTTGGCAGTTCGTAGTTGAGCAGGTTGTACATGTTGCCGCCCGGTGTGGCGTTCTTCCCGTTGGGCTTGTAGGCCCAGTTCCATACTTCGTCTCCTGCGTTTGACATGGTTCCTCCTTCGAGTATCTGATTTGCTTTGTCGATGATCTGCTTGTATGGCAGGCCGTTGGGCGCGAGGTCGGGGCAGGCGAGGTGGTCTGTGCCTGGGATCTCCCGGTGTAGCCATACGTTGCCTTTCAGCCCGTCGTGCCACAGTTTCGTCCACCCGTACCTGCGCGCGATGTCGGCGCAGAGGCGCGCGCTTGCGTCGATGCACTCCTGGGTGCAGACCGCACCGTTGGCCATTCCTCCCTCATGCTCGATGCTGATGGTCGAATTGTTCGATGCGTAGTTCGCGTCGGAATAGCTGCCGTCGAGTTCCGACACGTATTGGTGGATCTCTCCGGTTGCGCCGATGCCGTAGTGGGCCGAGGCACGGCTTGACTGGCTGGCGAACGTGGCATCTGTGCCGGCGAGGTATCCGACCATGATGTGCAAAGTGATGTGCGTGACGCCGTAGCCGTTGCGGCCCACGTAGTGGTTCGGGCTTCCTTTCCAGATGATGTCGCTCATGTTGGCTCCTTCTACTCGCGGAAAAGGTCTTCAGGTGGTTCCGGCGGCGGTGGCGGGTCGCGGCGGTAGATGTGGTCGATGAGTTGCCGGTTCCATTGCCAGAGGCGTTGGTTGTCGGCCTGCATCTTCTGTGCGAGCCTGTAGGCTTCCATCTTGTTCTTCGCGGCGGCCGAGAGGGTGGAGACCAGTGCGCCGACTACCGCGCCGACCGCGCCGACGATGGCGATGATGAGATCCGTCACGCGTCGGGCTCCGTGTAGATGTAGACGATCCAGACGTTGAGCGCGCTCGTGTTCGATTCGCCTTTGCGTACGATGATCTCGGATGTTGTGACCGTGACTTCTGAATGCCAGTAGGTGTCGGTGGCGAGGAACGGTTGGGGTGCGCCGCCTTTTCCTTGGGTGATGACGCGGTAGTCCAGTAGGCTGTAGATGCCGAAGCCCGGTGGGGTGCGCGAGTTGTTGGTCAGGTTCTTATATTCTCGGACCTGCATGCAGATGCGGCGGCCGTCCACCCATTTGCGTCCGGTGTAAATCCGCGAGTTGAGTCTCCAAGTGCCGTTCCATGGCATGTCGGCTGTTCGGGTCTTGACCCATTGCGCGCCGTCCCACACATATGGGCCGTTGTCGTCGTTGCCGCCGGTGACGAAACCTGTTTGGCCGATGACGCCGGTGATCTGCCGAAGGGCTTCGAGGGTGGTCGCGACGGCCGGTTTGACGCCTTCCGGCGTGGTCCTCCGGTCCACTTGGTCAAGCGCCTTCTCGAACGTGTCGGCCATGCTCTTGAACGAGGCCGACGCGGTTGATACGAGGTCGGAGCCTTCGGGATACGAGAGGCCGTAGATTGGTGTTGTTGCTGTCATTGTGTTCCTTCCTTTTCGGCGGTGGGCGAAGAAGTGTCGATGATCTGGATCATCGAGAGGTCGCAGATGTGCAGGTCGAGCTGCTGCCAGCTGAGGGTGGGCAGGTCGGTCCATGTGATCTGTTTCGTCAGCAGCGGCCGGAGCGCGGCGAGCGTCGCTTCCTGGGTGAGTGTCGGTTTGCCGTTGCGCCACCGGTATGAGAGCGTCCCGCCGATGGTCGTGATGGGGCCGGTGAAGGACGGTCGGCCGTCTGAGCCGGTCAGGGCCGACGCCTTGGCCTTGACGATGACGAACGGGCCGGATGGTGCCGCCTTGTACAGCCATGGCAGCCGTGCCGGGTCGATTCGCGTGCTGTTGAACGTCACTGTCTCCGGGACCATTCGCAGGTCGTGCGATTCGAGCCATTGCGCGACGTTGGCGCGGTCGGTGTCGCTGACGTTCGACGTGGCCCCGCTGTTCCACACGCCGCCTGAGTCATCGATTGCGAGCATGTCGGAATCGAGGGTGAGGCTCTTCTGCGTGGCGGTCAATTGGGAGGGCAGACGGTTCTGGTCTCCCATCGTGATCTCGACGTCATCGAACGAGAGCTTGCCGTTGTCCGATTTGACGCGTTTCGCGTTGATGACCACCTGAGTCAATGGTTCGGTGATGCTCAGATCGGTCGATGCCTCGATGTCGGACGCCGAGAGCGCGTATCGTGTCTCTCCGCCGGCGAGGACGCTGAGACGGCCGTCCGATGACAGGTGCACGGCGATCGGGTCGGCGAGGAACAATGGCCGGAGGCTTGATGTAGCGCCGTCGTAGACCTCGTGCCACTGTGGGAGTCGTGGCCCGACGGTGAGCCGGTGCAGCAGGTCGAGCTGCGATGGGTGGTCTGATGGCGTGTATGGCGCGACGCTCGATGGCAGAGCGAGCCCGTCCAGTTGGGCTTCCGGCGCTCCCTGCGCCGAGGCCCTGCGGTTCATCTCCGCGAGGCGTGCGGATGGCGTGCCGATCCAGTGCGCGCCGTTCCATTTCGCGGCCGTGTCTGTCGGTCCTTGTGATTGCAGGCGCTTCCATACGGCCATCCTCGATGTGGCGGAGAGTTTGAGCAGCCACCCGCCGCCGCTGGTTGGTTGGAGCCGGCCGCCGGTGGAGACGGTGCCGGCGAACATTGTTTCGGATGACGAGTCTGGCGAGTCTGGCGAGTCTGGCGAGTACGCCTTGTGGAGCCAGTCGATGGGGATGTGCAGATCTTGCCAGCTGCCCATCGCCGGTGTCAGGTCCATCCATCGAGGCTGGTTGGAGAATTGGACGACCACTTTCATGCCGGCTAATGTCAATGCCTGGCCTGCGAGCCGTCCGGTGCGGTCGCGGAGGGTGAATGACATGACGGCCGGCTCGGGTTGTTCGTCGATGCCGTCGCTTCCCCAGTCGACGGGGAAAGAATCGAGGGCGGCGACGGCTTTGGCTGAGTCGTT